GCAGTATCTCCAGCTGCATCTGCAACTGATGCTATATGTCCTACAATATCTGCTCCTGAGCCAAAATCAATATTTACTATTCCACCCATTCCACCATCAGAACCATCTGTATCTTCAGTTACCCAAACTTCGCAATTCCAACCTGGAGGTAAATCTGCCACAGTTGGTAAATCTAACTCAGTTGTTGCAGTTGGATGAACTAAAAAGATAGTTCCGCTGTCTTTTTCAAGTACTGTGTAATTTTCAGTAATTTTCTTTACTTTTTTTACATAAGTACCTGTTGCTGAACTGTTTCCATTTAAAAAATCACTTCTCATTATTCATAACCTCCTTAGTTTAAGTCCGTGAACGAATACAAGCAATGTGTTTCAGGGATTGTAATTTCAAGACCTGCTTCTGTAAGAATCATATCTTTTCTTAAATCCTCGTCTGCTTGTTGTACGTTGGTTACTATATGAGTGTCACGATTTAATCCGTTTCCAACAAGAGGTCTATAAGCTAATTGACCCATATCAGCCATAAGCATCATTCCGCCTGACATACCTCTAAACAATGGTTCTCTAATTATATTTAAATCACCATGTACAGTATTTAGCATCATTACTTTATGACCAAATGAACCTTCTCTATTAGACCAGCTCATTCTATGTGGAGATTGATTTGGAACATCATCATTTGCCAATGCTTCGTTAGCATTAAAAGATAATGAGTTAGTTACAAAAGAACCACTTCCCACCTTGTTGAAAAAAGAAATCACAGGTAGACCTGCTAATGCAAGTTTACTTGAACCTCCACCCCTTGCAGGGTCGAAAAATGTTTCAAAGTCAGAAAGAATCGTATCGTATGTTACTGCACTAGAAGCAGCATGGCCAAAGTATGGAGCACCTGCACTATATGTGAGGGAACCAATTGATTCGGCCTGTCTTCTTACAATAATATCACCCACTAATCCTGCAGATGATTGAACACCATTCTGTCTTCCTTTTTGTCCAAATAACATTGCTCTTTCAATGTCTACTTTGTGTTCTCTTAGTTTTAAATTCCAGATTCGTTGCCATTCATTTGCATATCCACGATAATTAGTAGCTATAGCTGTATTAGTCATCTCAGCTGCAGTTTTAAAGATTTGCGTATAGCCAAAATCATCATCAAGAGTTTTAGACCATACATCAGGAGAACCTGAGCCTTCTTCAAATGCAGTACCTATAACTTGACATTTATCACCATCAGCAATAGCATCATAACCATTCTCACTTGAATTACCAACACTCAAGCATGTAACTTGACATGTAGATTGTGTTGTTTCATGTGAAACTGAGTCTATCCTTACTATTGCATGTGACTTACCGTCAACTACATCTACAGCTACAACCATACCTTTAAGAAGCCAATCAACTGACGCATCGCTTCCATTTTCAAAAGCTACTTGGCCACTTACGCCAGCTGCTAATGAACCTAAAGCTGAATCAGCATTAAAAGTTCTATTAGTCCAGTCAATTTTAGAGCGATTCTCTAAAAACCTGAACACAGGGTCTGTTGTAGGTACTTTAGATACCTTATTTAGATATACAAAAAATGGTGATTCATCTGGAGATAGTTCTGCGACTCTATTACTCAAGTCATATAAACGCCGCTGGTCACCAGCTACGCCATGGTCTGTACTATGAGCATTAGCAATCGTTGTAGCAGCATCAGCCGAGCTTACGCTGCCAGTCAGTATTGTATTAGCACTATTTGCCATTATACCGTCTCCTTAATTACACATTCTTTCAACTGCCCAAAAGGGCCTTCATTTTGAACATGCCGCCATCTAAGGCTTTGTTATTATTATTATATCACCACTATGGGAGTTTGTTTCCAACTCCACCAGCACTCTTTATCCCTTCCCACATTTCATCCTCCGAACTCTTTGCCTGGAAATTCTGTCCTTGCAATATTCCACCTGTTGCAGGTGTTTTTTGAGTTTGTCGAACATTATCTAGTGGTTTTTGAGATTGAGCTGCTTGTTGTCCACCAACGGATTGCCACATATTAATAACACCTTCAAGCCCATATTCAGCAGGATTTTTAGAAGCAAATTCCATAAACGAAGAGATTTGCTCATTAGTCATACCACGACCTTTAAGCTCCTCAGTTAATTTACCCATTGCTTGATTTTGCTGCATATTAGCCATCTGTTTGCCTACTGTATTTTTAATTACAGCAGAACTTGTTCTTACTACTTGGTCTTGCATCTCTTGTTGGCGGAACTTGTACGATGCTGACGAAGGGTCATTGTAAGCTTCCCATGGGTCAAAGTTTTCAGGCTTTGCTATTCTCCCTGGTGCTCTTTTAGGCATTGCTTGTTTTGGTTGACCAGGCCCTTTTTTAATTGTATTTGCTACAGCTTGTGCAGCATCTGGGCGTGATTCCAAGAATTTGCCTATTTTTTCGTATTTCTTTAGCTGTTGATTTTCAGCATAAAGTTTATCTCTTTCTGATTGAAAGTATTTTGCTGAATCTTCAGCATTCCCTTGTCCTTGATTAGGTTGACCATTATTTTGATTCCTATTATCGTTCATCTGTTCTCCTTTGCAATCTCTCTACTTCTTTGAGGGTGACTGAGCTTTTTTAGTTTCCATTCTCAATTTCTCATTTTCAAGTTTAACTGCATCTTTCATCCTACTTGAGGATAGTTTGTTATCGTACTTAGCACTTAACTCAGTGTCTTTAAGTTTAGTTTTAAACTTCTCAACTTCTGTTCGCTTTTTAGCGGAAACAGCTTCTCTATGAGCTGTTTGTAAGTCTCCACTGAGTTGACTTATCTGTTGCTGTGCTTGTTGCAACATTGCTTGTAATTTGCCTACTTCATCCATTCTAGTTAATACGCCCTCCTTATCGAATATCTCTGTTTTCTTAAGAGCTTCCGTTTTATCAATAAGGCCAGCTTGGAATGCTTCCATATAAATATTCCATTCACCCCATTTGTTTGTAGGCATAGTAGAATTACCAATAACTTTAATATCAAATTTATCAACAGTTATTTCATTATCTACTTGCATTAATTCTTTTGTTTTATCATCGTAAACTTTTCTATTAATTGTAAATTCAGTCATATCATTATTTGGCTGAACTATTTTAAATGTTTTTTGGAAATTATAATGACTTTTTGATAAATAATAAATTACTTGGCCTAATCTTTTAAGGCCTCCCTCAACATCTCTTAATTTAGATTTAGAACGTCTTTGCCCAAAATCTTCAAGCATCATTGTTGCTGAAGATGTCCTTGGTGCAACCTCTGAATTCCCTTGTTGCATTTCAAAGATACCCATATTTAAATCTATATATTTTTCAATCATTTGAGGTAAAGTCATTACAGAGTTAGACATTGGCTGAGGAGAAGGAAAATGAGGCTCTCCAAACGATGAGTCATACTCTATCGTAGCATTTGGATTTGCCCAATCTCTTTCTAGTTCTTCAATATCTTGCACACTTCCCTGTGGAACCAATAGTTTTAATCCAGCTGACGCTTGAGCGTGAGTTGTTATTAAAGACATACATTTATTAAGATATCTTTGAAAGTCTTTATTTTTTCTAACATCACTCATCGGATAAGGAGTGTTTGTCCATATATTTGGAAGAGGAACAATAGGATATATATCCGTATCTAAAACTCTTTCATATAAAACAACTTGCCCTAATATGCATGTCAGTTTAATTCTAGTTTGCAATACCTCAGCATAATCAATAAGACCTTGCTGCAACATTGGTTGCATCTGAGGATTAGACATAAATAAATCAAACTTTTCTTTATCTAAAATTTGTTCTTGTTGATTTTGTAAATTAACAACTCTATAATAAGGAACTTTTACTTTTGAATAAAATTCTATTAATCTATATTTTCCTTCTGCATTTTTATCGTAATCTTTAACAATATCTGGAGTAAATGATTCTACTGTCTGTCTATTTGTAGCTGAAGGATAATCTTCATCTCCATCAATAGTTTCAATTAAATCTATAAGACGCTTTTCTTGACCTTCAGGAACTTCTTTTAATTGAGGATATAAATCTGTTAATTGAAATTTACTAAACACAGTAGATACTGCAAGTCCACTAGCATCATCAAAATATCTATGCCTAGAATTAGGGTCCACTGCAACTCTAAAAGGATTTATACTTTGAAACTTAACTTCCCCTCTTCCATAATCTGCTTCTTTATCTACATAAGCATATAAATATCCAAGGCCAGTTACTGCATAATCATGAATAGCTTGTTTAAATTCTTCATCCCCATTTGAAAGGTCCCAAATATATTCAAGAATTACTTTCCAAATATTAGCCATTCTATTATCTGAATCTTCTCTTCCTACAGCAGAAAACTTAGGGGGCTTTGATGTTATAATTGCTTTGAACTGTTCAATAGCAGAATACAATCTATCCATAGCTACAGGAGATTGATTTCTTTCTGATAAAGTATCTAACTCTGAAGCAGAGAAATGATTGCCTAGATAAAAATCAATATCTTCTCTTGCAGCAGTCTCCCAATCTTTACGAGCGTCTGTCCACTCTCTAAATAATTCTCTTACTCTCTTTGCTCTTTTATCTTCTGGTATCATAATAACCCACTAAATGAATCTTTAATTCTTTCCCCTGAAAACCAATTATATCTTTTCTTTGGCTTAAACCATTTTCCATCTTTTTTAACTTTTTTCTTAGAAGCAGCTTTTGCGTTTCCTTTTGCATATTGAGTTGCAAGCCAAAAAGCATCAACTGTATCGTCATGTGAACCTTTAGGGAAATCTAACAATTCTCCAATTAATTCATGATGACTTTTCTTCAAATGTACAGCACCTGCCTTAAACATAGGCTGTAAACCTTCCCATAATCTATCCTTTTTCTTTTGATTTCCATAGCCTTTTATTCCTTGCTCAATTCCAGGTAAAAACAATCCTTCTTTTTTACTTCTTTTCATAACATAATCTCTAAGCATTTCCTGATAAGCTATAGTCTCAATATTAATTCTTCTTATAGGCGAATATCTTTTAACTATTTCAAATATTTTATCCGCACAATCCATTGGCAAAACTTTCTCCCTCCAATACTCAATAACATAATAATCATTATCAGCAGTAACACCAAGAACCATAATAACACTATAATCGTTCCTGGCACCAAGAGTTGAGGCAGGGTCAACACCCATGTAAATATTGACATACTCTTTTCTACCATCATCAAGTTTAAGATACCAAGATTCAGCTTCTTCGTCAAATTTTATGCTTCCCTTATACATTGCTTCATTAATATCATCTTCATGAAATATTTGGTCTTCAGGCGATTTAGCCTGATTCATATACTCTTGATAAAATTTAGAAGGAGTTCCAGAATCAATATAGAATTGTTTTCTTTCTTCTAATTTTTTCATTGGCCATCTTGAAGGCCATATAGGTTTATTATCTTCTATAGCTTTTCTAGTAAACACATCCCAACTGTGCTCTTCTCCACTTTTTTCTGCATCAGAATGAGATTTAAGTAATCCATTTAAAAAACTATCATAATGCACAACAGTTCCGTTGCACCATAAGAATCCATCTTTATCAAAATCAATAGCAGGATAAACAGCTGCAGTAACCCATTCTTTAATTTGTCTTCTAGCATCAGGAGTCTTAGTATTTAATTCTGATTCAAAATCGTCAAGTATAATTCCAGTATATCTAGTTGATAATTGTTTCTTACCCCTAAGTCTTTGAGAAGTTCCTTTTGCAATCATACGACAATTGTTTCTTAACACTATTTCAGTCTTTGTCCATTTATCTCCCTGCAAATCTCCGAAATAATAATGTATTGCAGGATTTTCATATATATGATTTGCAATCCAATTCAAGTTATCAGTTGCCTGGTCTTGCGCCTCGCCAACCCAAGCGATAAATTCTGGGCTTTCTTTATTCGCAAATAAAAACCTATGTAGCACTGCAGTTGCAGCTAAAGTTGACTTTGCGTGGTCACGAGGCAAAACAAGGGCCAATTGTTGTATACTTTTATCAATAAGTAATTTCCCAACATCGTAATGGAAATCAGGGCTTTGAGATGCTAAGAAATCTTGTGGCGAAAATAATTTGCCAAAGGCAATAAGGTCATTATATGCCATATGTAGAACTTCTTCGTTCTTCGATATATTTCCGTTAAGATTTAAATTAGCCAAGTTGCCCTGAACTCATCAAAGTTAATAACATTTCTAAAATATCTTCTGGCAATTCATCTTCAATAGAATCATTTACATGAATAATTTCACTTTGCAAAGAATTCTCAGGAGTAGATATTTCCATTAATAATCCTTCCATTGGAACAAATCCACCATCTTTATATCCTTTAACACGACCACCATGTTTATATCCCACTGGTTGTTGCCATTCATCAATTGGTGGCTGAGGAATATCAGGTACTCCTGGTTTAAATTCTGGTTGAACGGACGGAGCTTGTTGTAAGCCTCCGGCCCATACAGGGTCAGTTGCAGGGAGTGTTCCTGCTCCTCCTCCTGGATAACCCATTCCGCCTGTACTTACTTCACCTTGCCCTGGAGCAAAAGTTCCAATAGGGCTTTTTGCGGGTGGAGTAAATGATTGCCCAGGTGGTGTTTGGTAAAAACCTTGTCCTCCTGGCTGATTAGCTTGCCCTATAATATCTGACTGTAGCATTCCTATTACATCTCTACCGGCACCCATTTGTGAAGCCAAATGTATATCCATCAAATCAACAGAACCATCTTGGTTCCAATCCATATTTTGGCCAAAAGGACTTATATTCTGTACATCTCCTCCAGCTCCTCCAGACCCCGGTGGTATACTTCCTATTGTTCCGCCAGTTCCTGGGGTTTGAAAGGTTCCACCCGACAGCATCACATTCATTATATTATTAAGAATACTTGAATCAACGCCTTGCTGTTGACCTAATTGATAATCAAGCAAATCTACATATCCATCATTATTGTAGTCCCATGTACTTGGACCTTGATTTGCATAACTAACATTTGAAGGTTTGCGATTAAAACCTAATCCACCTCCACCCGGAATCATATTTCCTGGCGTTACCGGACCGCCTTTATGATACTTCTTCACTTTGCCTCCATATTGTTTTTTCTGTTTTGGACTTTTTAAATAATCCATTAATTCATCTATTGTAAAATCTCCAATTTTTTCATCTCCATACATTTTTTTAGTAAACAAGTTAACTTCTCTTTCGATGTCAGTTGCTCCTAATGTATCTAAAGCAGAATGAAGAGAATCTTGCCTTGTCATCCCAGCTAAATCTTTTTCAGATTCATCATCTTCACTATAATATTGTTTAGCAGCGTAACCTAAACCAGCGCCTGTAAGCCCTTTTTTCCAATGTTTTTTAGCAAAATCTTTCCCCTTCTTTGGACCTCTTTTGTAAAATGGTGGTCTATTTTGTTTTTCTTCAAGCTTTCTCATAGCTTCTGCATGTTTAGCTTCATCATCTAATTTCTTTTTATTAATTGCATCTTGTAATTGTTTTTTAACAGGGTCATTTTCATCTGCCTCTTTCCACTCAGCTTTTTTTCCTTTCCAATATTCTTCTTGTTCTTTATGTTTTAATAATTCGTCTAAACTACCTTTCCACACAAAATCCTCAACAACATCTGAATCGTCAATAGGTTCGTCAAATCTTCTCCCCCAATCAGGGTCACTCTTATCAATATAATCTTTACCAACAGATGCCATGCCTGTCCCAGCTCCCAAAAGACCTATACTTCTAAGGATATCTGGAGAATACCTTCCAAGCTGCAAAAGCATTGATAATGGATTAGCTGCTACTCCCCCCATTTCAGATACATCAAATTTTTGCATTATTGGAGCTTCAGCAGCTCCTTGTTTAAATAAATGAGATGGATATGTTGTGTCTTGATTTTTTAGCATATCTAAATACATTAACATTTCTTGCTCAGTCAATCTATACCTCCAAACTTCTTTTAAACCAACCGAAATAAAATTTATTCTGCTCTGGCTTTTTTGTTACTAAATCAGCATAATATTTTACACGATATGCCCTAACTCGTTCTTCTTCAACACCATCCAGTGCTTTAATTGTTGCTGGACCTAAACCACCATCAACATCAATATCCTTTCCTTTACTATTGGCAGCTCTTTGTAATATCTTAACTGCAGTACCTCTACCCATATTCACGCACATATCAAAAAATATATGCCACAAACCAGCGGGCAAGGATTCAATACGATTTCGGTCCCAATAATCTTTTTTATAAATGGATTTTGCTTGCTCTACCGTTAAATTTTTTATATCAACATCAGGATAAAACCTTTTAGTAATACCATATTTAGTCTCACCACCAAGGTCATTAGGGTCATTTACGTACCCACCTTCATGTTTCAGAACTTGCTCTATTATCTCATCGCAAGATTTAGGCAATCAAGCTTCTCCTTTTGGTATGTCATCGCCAAATAATTCAACGACTTTATTCTTTAAATTAAACTCTGACTTGCAATTTGGGCAAAGCCAGCCTGTAATATTTTCCTTACTATCAATAAGTCCAATTCTTTTAGTTACCTTTTTATTGAAATACAGATTATAGTTACAAACAAGACAAAAATCTTCTTCTTTATCTAAATTGCTACTCTTCCTTTTCTGCGTGTCCAATAAGCTTTGTTTTAGTATCTCCACTCTTTAAGGCCTCCACTTGTTCTGGACTAAATCCTGACCAAACTGTTAATGACTCTTGTTTCTTTTCTGTATCAAACAATCCAGCAATCTTTGCTAATGAGTCAAGTGACCTTAAAATATCTGAAGGTCTATCAGCTATATCAACCATATCTCGATATCTTTCCAATATCCATTCATTTGATATGCCTAATTCAGCTAATGTGCTTTTTATCTCTTTACTAACCATATTAAGAACTTTCTCCGATTTTAATAACTGGTTAACCTTTTCATTTATATATTTTTTTGAACTAGCCTTGGGATATACAAGTGCGTAAGCTTTTTTAGACTCCATTCCAGATGCAACATAACGAGCAAAAAGCATCTCTTTACCCTTGCCATCTTTCTGAAATCTTCTTTTAGATTCAGTATTGCCTGAAAATGAGTATATATTCTCCGATATTCCTTCCTTTCCAAGCATTTGTCTGTTCTTATCATCAACTCTGTATGTACCACATACTGTTCTTATACAATCAATACTTTTAATACCTTTATGGTCTTTGACTTTAAATCTCTTTAAGACTTGACAGATGCATCCATCGTCTAGCTCTACCCAGTCATTTTGATGACCATCCCTCCAGTACCCATGTAAAGCTGTATTTGGCATAAAAGCCTGGAATTCTTGGAAATCCTCAAACAGATAGTGCCTTTGTCCTTTTATCTCCTTAAAATCCATACAAATTAATATAATATTAAAAAAACTTTTTGACAATAGTTTATTTTATTTATATATTATCGTGTCTGTGGTTTGGTAGAAAACACTTTTAGCACAGATAATCAGGTAAGAGGCTACTAAAAGGGGTTCAACAAAGCCTCAAAATGCATTTCGCAGATACCCAGCTAAGTTGATAAGTGCTTAAACACTGAAAATAAGGTATCCGTTTTACTGTTTTAAGGCAAGTAAAATATCCTACAATGACTCGGCTCCGAAAAACCAGTCTAGGGTAGAGAATAACTCCTAATAGGGGTATAAAATTTCTCTATCCAAAACTCTTCCAAAAAACCAGTATTAAATCTTAAAAAATTTTTATAAAATATATTTTGAAAGGGTAATTTGAAATTCTATATTAGAATGAGTGTCACTGTTATTTTTAGTTAGAACCCCCGTTGAAATGCCCCCCATACCCCTCCCCATTCTGTGGTTTTTGAATAGCTTTTAATCATTTAATAGAATTTGAGACATTTTATATTTGTATCTATAAAGGAACAGCCCCTTAATACTATCTATTGTATCAAGAGGCTGTTTATTGGTAGGCTTTGCGAATCGAGTGTAGGTTTATTTTTTGGTAGGAGTCAATAATTTCTTAATACTAGGCATTATTACTAATGATTTAATCCACTTAAACAATCGAATAAACATATTATCTTTCTTAGTTGTTAATCCATTAACTATTCTTTTAAGTTCCCTTAGTTCATCTTTCATATCTTCGTATGTTACAAAGCCATCTGTATGCTTCATCACTTCATCTTCAATTAGTTCATTTATATCATATTCCGTTAGATATTCAGATGTCATACTGCTTATCTCATCTTCAACCCAGTAACTATCAGGTAAATCCTCAACTTGATATTCTAGGTCTTTTAATCTATCTTTTAAATCATTAACATTATTTAATGAATCAAGAGTTTTTTCAATGTCATCACGTTCTAATACATCAATAATTTCTTGAGCCTCATCA